GACGGTGCCCAGGGCGACAAGATGCGCGACGTGGTGGCTGAAATCCGGCCCTATGTGGATGAGTTTTACTGGCTTCCCCTGTACGGAATGGGTGGCGCATCCAAGGAAGCCGGCTGGAAACCAAGCCCCGGCAACCCAGGCCGACTGGATGCCATGCAGCCTCCATTGCCCTGCTGGGCGGTGTTCACCGAAGCACACATCACTGCCAGTGGGAAGTTGGCGGCCTGCTGCTTCGGCAAGGGGTCGGACAACGATCTGGTGATGGCTGACCTGACGGACACGTCCTTCAAGGATGGATGGAACTCGCTGGCCTTCCAGGCGCTGCGCAAGGCTCACTTGGCCGAGGACGTGACAAACACGGCTTGCGCGGAGTGCATGCAGTGCTGATTTCGGAGGAATACCGGCAGCAGCAGAAACAACTGCACGATACGGGTACGTATGGCGTGCGGGGCGGAGAGTACGCAGGAGCCATTGCAAGGGTAATCGACAGGTACAAAGTCACCAGTTTGGTTGACTACGGTGCGGGGTCCAGGCTTTCGCTGTTGAGGGCATTGCGTGAGCAGAATCTGCTGAAGTGTGAACTGGACTATCGGCCGTATGAGCCTGCCGTCGAGAGATTCTCGGCGCCGCCAGAACCCGCCGATATGGTTGCCTGCGTGGACGTGTTAGAGCACATCGAGCCTGACTGCCTAGACTCAGTGCTGGACGATTTGCAGCGCTGCACAAAACGGGTGGGGTTCTTCACCGTATCGAGTACACCGGCGCTTAAAATCCTCCCTGACGGCAGGAATGCTCATCTGATTCAGGAACAGGCCGAATGGTGGTTCCCGAAGATCATGAGCAGGTTCCAGCTACAGACGTTCATGCGCGAGCCTGACGGCTTCATGGTCATCGTCACTCCGGTGGGGCATCATGGCACTTGACACTTTCGGCGGCTTGAAAACGGCAGTAGCGACATGGCTGAACCGTTCTGACCTGACCAGCTACATCCCTGACTTCGTGCGTCTTGCCGAGCAGCGGATGAACTACGGCAGCGAAGGCGCTTTGCAGTCTCCCCCACTGCGAATCCCGGCCATGACGACGACCACGACTGGAACCATCAGTGGCGGCACGATTGCTTTTCCGACTCTATTCCTGGAGCCGCAAGCTGTTGTGGCTTACAACGGCACATCCAGTTGGCCGCTGGAATATCTGGCCCCCGACCGCTACTTCAGCATGGCCGACAGTACCGGACTGCCGAGCTTCTATACTTACCGGAACAATGCGATCTACGTCGTCGGGACTGGCGCAGCGTCGTATCGGATCGACTACTACCAGGCGTTTTCGTCACTCTCTGCTGACGCAGATACCAACTGGGTGTTGACGAATGCACCTAGCCTGTACCTGTACGGTACTTTGATCGAGTCTGCGCCGTTCCTGGGCAATGACAACCGAGTCAACAGTTGGCTATCTCTGTTCAATGCAGCCTTGTCGGCTGTGAACAGGTCCACAAAATACCAAGGCGGCGGGGCGCTGACGGCTAGGGTTGTGCAGTGAATCCACTGGGCGGCTTTTCACCAGACATGCCCACGGATACTCCGGGCATCATGGTGGACTGCACGAACTTCATTCCCTACGACACAGGGATGAAAGCGGCCCCAGGCGCAAGGACCATTTCAAATGCCTTGGCAGCGGCATGTCGTGGGGCTGCGACGTTGACGAAGTTGTCAGGCACCAGACGGGTGTTTGCTGGGTCATCCACCAAACTCTATGAGTTGTCGGGCGCTGCATGGTCGGATGTTTCCCGTGGCGCAAACTACACACTAGGAACGGACACTGTTTGGTCGTTCGCCCAGTTCGGTGACACGTCCCTGGCAGCCAGTATTGACAATGTGATCCAGTCCACTACGGCTGGTGCGTTTGCCGACGTTGCTACTTCGCCACAGGCAAAGATCATCGTATCCACGCTATCCAGCGGGGGCGGCTTTGTCATCGCTTTCAATACCGTGGATGCAACCTATGGCACATCCCCTGATCGGTGGTGGTGCTGTGCCCTGAATGATCCTACGACGTGGACGCCAAGTGTTGCGTCTCAGGCTACTACGGGCCGATTGGTGGGCTCGACGGGTGCTATCACAGCGGCAGAGAAGTTGGGCGCTGACCGCGTGATTGCCTACAAGGCCGGCTCCATCTATGCGGGTTTCTATGTAGGGCCGCCGACAGTCTGGTCCTGGACAGAAATTCCGCTGTACGGGTGCGCTGGACAAAACGCCGTGGCCGACATCGGAACGGCCCACTTTGTCGTCGGGCAGGAAGAAATCTATATTTTCGACGGCGCGCGGCCACAACCCATTGCCGACAAGAAAGTCAGACAGTGGTTCCTGGACAACTCATCCGGCTCCTACCGCTACAAGACGAACGTCCGGTACGACAGGCTGAACAACCTGGTGTGGATTTTCTTTGTCAGCGCTGGCAGTTCGACTGGGACCCTTGATACGACGCTTGTCTACCACTTGAAAACAGGCGAATGGGGTCGTGCTGATCGTTCCGTGCAGACGACGATGGTCTACAACACCCCTGGCGAGACGTTCGATGCATCGTCAGGGACGTTCGATTCCGATGCAGGCACATTCGATCAGTCGTCCCCCGGCTCTAACCTGATCGGAGTGTTCACGTCGTCCAACATCCTGTCGACTTTGGACGGCACTCCTGACCCCAGCAGTTTCACCCTGCACGATATTGGCGATGACAGCATGGTCAGCAGCGTCACGGATGCACGACTGAGGTACATGACGACGCCTACAGCCGCGACTGTCAGCGGGTTCTACACAATGGCGACCGGGCTGACTCAGACGACCGGGATGATGCAGTCGGCTTACGATGTTCCGGCAAACGGCTCGAACATCTTCAATCTGCGGCAGACAGCCCGCTGGCACCGGCTCAAGTTCAGCTTCACTGGCGCGCCGAAGGTGACGGGCTATGACGTGCCGCTGATCCCGGCCGGCACGCGATGAAGGTTTCAGCCGACAACCGGCTGCCGTCGCAAACAGAGAAAACACTGGCGTTTGCGCTGTACGCCATCTTTCGGGACTTTGCGCGCCAGATCAACGATCTAACGGATACCGCCATGCCCAAAGCCGTACACAGCCCAGCCATTACCGCCGATACGCTGGTCAAGACCGGGCAGGGCACCTATCGGGGGTTTACCATTACCGTAGTTACTGCGGTGGGGACCATTGATATTCGGGATGGAACCTCTGCCGGTGGTGGCGTCATTATCGACACCATTCCAGTAGGTACTGCCGCCGGAACCCGCGTCGAAAAGAATATCGGGGTTATCTGCGAGACGGGTATCTATGTGGATTACAACGGCGGGGCTACCGGAACCCTTGTCGTCCTATATGAGTGAGTGTCCGCACAAACAGTTATCTGGTTGCTAGAATGACTGCGTAGATTCAGCCTGCTCGTTGCGCTGTCCTGCGGTTTGAATGCCAACCGGGGACACGGACATCGAGACATGCGGTTATTGACGGCATTCCCTTTGGGAAAAGGGGAAAACTAGCATGGCTGATTGGACCGATTACCTACCCGCAATTATCGGCGGGGTACTCGGAGGCTCAGGCTCTGGCGGTCAAACGACCACGACTCAACAGTCCTTGCCGGCCGAGTTCTCCCAACTCGGGCAGGCTATCGGTCAGCGTGGGGTGGAAATCGGCAACATGCCGTTTACGCCTTACGACTACAACCGCGTAGCGAACTTCAACCCGTACCAGTTCGCCGGTATGGACATGACAGCCCAGCGCGCGATGCAGCAGGGCGGTCTACCGCAACAGGCCGAGGGCACCCTGGGGAACATCCTGGGTGGTGGTGGCATGTACGGGCCGATGAACAACCCGTATGCCAACGCCTTTAATGCCTATAACGGCAGCCAGACCGGTGTAGGTGCAAACCCTTACGGCGGCTCCAACCCGTACCTGGAACAGAACATCCAGAACACGCTGGGCGACGTAGCGAACACGTACAACCAGCAAGTCGCCCCGCAGATGGCGGCGCAGGCGTACAAGTCCGGTAGCTTCGGCAACACCGGGCAGCAGGAGATGGAAAACCAGTCCCGCAACATGCTGCAACGCAACATGGGCCAGATCAGCGGCAACATGCGGATGCAGGACTACGGGATGCAACAGCAACTTGCCGAGTCGGACATTACCCGACGGATGCAGGCAAGACAGGCCGACTTGGCGCGCAATGCGTCCATGTACGGGCAAGACCTGTCCCGCAATGCAGCGACCTACGGACAGCAGAACGCTCTGAACCTACAGGGATTCCAGCAAGGAATAGGGAATACCCTGCAAGGCTTGTCGATGGCTCCAAGTATCTACGGGCTGGGCTACATGCCTGGACAGCAGATGCTTGGCATCGGCGCCACGATGCAGCAGCAGGGCCAGAACACGCTGGACAAGCAGTACGAAGAATTCATGCGGGCGCAGCAGTACCCGTATATGAATTACGCCGCCATGCAAGGCCCGCTTGGCAGAACCGGCATGAACACTAGCACGACTCAACCTGGAACCAGCATGGCCGCAGGGGTGCTCGGTGGGGCGATGCTCGGGAACCAACTGTGGAACTCATTCGGGTCAGGCACTGGGAGTAGTGGATACCCTAGTGTGCTGAATCCGAACCCGTACACACTGCCTGGGACGCCTGGATATATCGGACCGCCCCTGCCATGATGTTCCAAGACTTGCTGGAATACCTCCAGCCAATCTCGACATCCGGGCTGCTGCCGGCTCCGGCTCCTGCTCCAGCGCCTGTTGCACAAACTGCAACGGCACCTACAGCCACCAACATGACCAGCCTGCTCGATCCGACAGGGCAGTTCATTGGCGATCCGCGCATCCTCGACCTGCTGGGGAAGTTGCCGCAGTTCGCTTCGCTGGCTGACCAGTACAGGGCTTTCACCAGTGGCAGCAGCGGCGGCGACATGCCGAGCGTACCGGCGCCTGACTTTTCTGCGCTGAAGGGCTACACCTACGGCAACTCCGGGAATTACAACGAGACGCCAGGCTCCGTATCGCAGCATTATCTGTACGACCCGACTGGGAAGTTGGTCACGCAGATGGACTACCAGTACGACCCCGGCATGAGCGACGTTGCCGGTGTCCTTGGCGTACTAGGTATCGGCTTCGGACTTCCCTATGCCGTAGAGGCATTGGGCGGCGGGAGTTTGCTGGGAACTGCGGGAACTACGGGAACTGCGGGAACTGCGGGAACTGTGGCAGGGGCCGGTTCATACATCTCTCCCGGAGTAATGGACGCGGCCTTGGCAGATGCAACGGCTGCTGCTGGTGGCGTCACCGGTGGCGCCGCTGCCACAGGCGCTGGCTTGTTGGGCAGTGGAGCAGGCTCATACATCTCGCCGGGTGTCATGGATCAGATGCTTGCCAGCCAAACCGCTGCTGGTGGAGGCGTCACCGCTGGACTTGGCGGTTCTGGGTTGCTCGGAAACTACATCTCTCCTGGAGAAGTCGATCAGGTTCTGGCTGGTCAAACTGCCGCTGGTGGCGGTGTCACTGCTGGATTGCCGGCAACGACTCCGTATATCTCGCCTGGAGAAATGGATCAGCAACTTGCCAATCAGACAGTGGCTGGTGGCGGTGTCACTGCCGGACTGCCATCTGTGCCAGTTACGCCGCCCACGACGGTCCCTGGTTCTAGCGGGTCAACTATTCCAAGTTGGTTGAGCAGTTTGGCGAATCAACAACTGCTCGGATCGCTGATCGGAGGATTGCTGGGGCGTGCTACGGCTCCCAAATCTGGCGGCACTACGCTGACGCCATATACCGGCGCTCCGATGAAGACCCCGCAGTTCAAACCGCAGACGTGGAACACGGTATCGCAAGGCATGCCAGGTGGGCTGGGCAGCCAGTCTGCCGGACTGTTCGACCAATACATGCAGAGTCTGCTGGCTCCGGCAGCCGGCAGTCGCATGACGATTCCTCGCGCACCGCAGCAGGGGCCTGGCACTTACTAGGACACAGACATGCCTGGACTACTTGACATCCTTGGCGGCAACTTCGGGACCGATGACCCGAGGCAGGCCGCGTACTTGTCGCTGGCGGCAGGTTTGCTGTCAGGGCGCGGCAGCTTCGGTCAGGTGGCTGGACAGGCCGCAATGGGCGCGCAGGAGGCGTATCAGAAAGCGCGCGCAATGCAGCAAGCGCAAGCTCTGCAACAGGCTCATCTTAATGAATATGCGTCGCAAGCGGCTTTGCGCAATGCTCAGGCAAAGAAACTGGAAGAAGCTGCTGCGAGACAGGCACAGTTTTCAGCAGCGCTGAATCCTTCCCCTGTGTCTGGAGTAATGGCCGGCTCCATGCCTGGCGGCCCTACTACTCAGAATGCAGAGATGATCGGATAC